GGCGGTCTGCAAGTCCATCAGCGAGACGGTGATGTCAGACACGCGCATGGTGTTCGTGTTCGACACCGCGCCCGTGTTGTACTTCATCATGAACGCGGGGAGCGCCGCCTGCAAGAACGGTTGCCCGTTGCCTGCCGGGACGAGCTGCGCCGCCAGCAGGTCGTCGTCCATCCAATACTCGACGGTGCCCTCGCCGACCACAATGGCGAACTTGTAGAACGTGCCGACGTTCAGTTGCGCCATCGTCCGCAGAACAGCGGTCTGCGTGGTGACACCGTTGTATCGCACCTCGCCAATCAGGCCCGCGACAGTGAGCCGCAAGAACACGCCATCGGTCGGCTCAGTCACAGCTGCGGAGGGCAGGCCAAGGCCGCACAGCCAAACCTCGTTGGCGACCAGCGCGGCCGTGAACATGCCGAAGGTGAACTCGGCAGACACCGGGGCCGTCCCGATCAGCGGGAAAACTTGCCGGGTGCGCAGGAACGCGCCGTGCGTGTTCGTCGTGCCCTGAACCGTCGAGAAGTTGACAGAGCCGGCGCCAGGCTGGGCAGCGGTCAACGTGGCAAACGTGTAGACCCAGTTGGACGTGTTCTGGTTGGTAGCGTTGAACGAGTCGGTAAACAGCACGGTGTCGATGCCAACCCGCAGCCGGTAGTCCTGCGTGGTCTCGGGGCTGCGCCGCTGCCGGGTGCCGGTGAACGTGCCGTCGTCGTTCTCGCTGAAAAACGCGACACCGCCAAACTCGGTAGGGTCGGACGGAGTGTTTACTTTTGCGTTGTCGTTGGCGTCGCCCTGAAGTTCACCAGGAGCGGAGCCAAAACCAATCTTTGCGCCAGCCATGTCATGCCCCAATGCAAGAAACGTCGTACACGCCGCGCGCTTCCGGCTGGCTGTAGAGCGTGAGGGTGAACCCGACCCCGGCCACGCGATCCGAGATCACGGGCTGGAAGTCGAGGAGGTACATCTCGTCAGGGTCTGTCCCGGTCGGCGTCATCACGTCGGCCACAATGCGCGTCGTGGGTGTCACCCAGGTTAGGCCGGTCACGACAATCTGCGCCTTGTCGGTGAAGCTGGCCCCGAAGTCCACGGGAACGGTCACAGCGTTTCCGCCGCCGCCAGCGCCAATGGTGACCACGGTCTCAGTCGGCGAGTCGGTCACCGTGACGCCAGCGCCAACAAAGTTCAGCGCCGGCCGCTGCGCAAGCGGAACGCCCTCGTCTTCGATGACGTGGCCCGGGATAAGCGCCGCCACGATAGCTTCCAAGGCGTCAATATCATCCTGCAAAGCCGCAATCTCGCCCGGGATCGTGCCCGCCACGTCCTCGCCGAGGTTCTCCAGGTACTTGATGGCCTCGTGGTTCTGCGAAGCGACAACCGCCAGCAGGTTCCGAGGGATGCGCCGGGTCAACACGTCCATGTCAGGCCCCCGGTCGCGTGCGCATGGGTTCAACGCGCATGCTCAGCTTGGCAACCGACATCAGGGTGTCGCTGCGCCAGCGAAAGCGCTGAATGCGCCAGTTCCGGATCGTGCCTTGCGTCCGCCATCCGATACGCTTGGTCCGCTCGCCGATCTTGCCAGCAGGAATGTACTTTTCCACGCTGAAAGTCACGCCATCAAGGCTATAGCTCGTCCAAACGACCGGATCAAGCCCCACCGCGACGCGCCCAGGGAGCGCCACGAGTTCCAGTTCATGCACGATGGCGTCATCCCCGTCACCGTAGACGATCATCGTCCCGAACTCGTGCGCAACGTCCGACCCGTAGTGCCGCGCGGTCGTGGTTGCGATGCTTGCGAGCTTCTCGGTCTCGCGAGTCGCGCCCGCGTCGAAGACCAGCGTTTGCGTCGGAAGGTGGACGTACAGCCATTCATGCCCACGGTCGAAGCGGCCTTCTAGCACGATGTCGGCAAGCTCCGCGTCACTCAGCCCCTGCAACAAGGTGTCGATCTCGCGCGTGCTTACCCGCACCGACGACCCGTTCGCCATCATGTAGACGCCGACCGTTTCGTTTCGGCCACTGCCAACAAAGGCGATGGCGCCGTCACCAAACGCGCAGGCCGCATTGGTTCCAACGGTGCCACGCTGCACCATCGCCGACTCAATGCGCCGAAGCACAAAGCCCGTGCCGCCCACGTTGTCGAAGACCTCGGACGTGTTCCGGTTGATCGCGTAGACCTCGCCGTTCAGCTTCAGCAGCCGAAGGATCGGGTCTGGGTCAATCTCGCTGCTGCCGTACTTCAGCGGATCGATCTGGGTCGGGTCGAGTAGCTCAGTCTGGACGATGAACTCGCCGTCAGTCGTGAAGAAGTAGCCGTCAGCCCACAGCACACAAAGAGCAACGCCTAGATCCGGGTCGGTGACTTGGATAAGCGTCCCACCCAGCAGGTAGTACAGCCGCCCGCCACTGGTCATTGCCAGCCGGTCAAAGCTGTAGTCGAAGGTGCAGAAACCACCCGGGCCGACATCGCCGAGAACGTCAAAGCCACCGGAGGCGTAGACCTTCACCAACGACGTGCCCATGACCCGGTAATGCACACCCTGCCACAGGATGCCGCCTCGGTCTGCGCCTGGCCCGGTCAGATGTTCAACCAGCCCGTCGCCCGGCCGCAGATAGCCGCCGCTGATGCCGGAGGCCTTGGAGACCGGGACAAGGTTACGCGGATATCGCCCGGCCGCAAGTAGCCGTCGCTGATGCCGGAGGCTTTGGAGACCGGGACGAGGTTACGCGGATACCGAGTGCGGATGTCCGCCGACTGGTCCGTGTAGATGCCGGACAGGATCGGGACATCCACCGCGCTACCTCACACGCCGCCAGTGCCGCACGTCACGTAGACGGTCGCCGTGCCCGTTGCCGTGCGAGCGGTGACAAAGAAATTGCCGACTTCTGGGTTGGCCTTGGAAAACACCTCGGTTGCGTTCGGGGCAAGCGCCATGTCTGAAGTCGTGGCCGCTTGCGCCGTTCCATAGGACAGCCTGACGTGCGTTGCGACAGTGCCAATGTTCACAATGCGCACCGACAATGACTCGCGGTCGCCTTGAACGGTAAACGTCGCCGTCGCGCTCGTGGTCGTGGCGGAAATGGTGGCGGTGCCACCGGCCCGGCCGCTGAAAGGTCGTGTCGTCATGTCAGCCCACCCTGTCCCAGTTGCTGGACACGCCATCAAAGCGCAGCCAGAAAGTTCCGTTTGCCGCGGCCATCGTGGTCGGGGCGCCGTTGATCGTCCCGCCGTTCACGGTCAGGGCGGTGATGATCTGCGTGGAAAACACCCTGATGTATTGCTTGTCAACCGGGCCCGATGGCAGCGTGATCGTGAGCGTCGCCAGCGTCCCGGACGGGGACAGCCGCAGGAACACGTTCCCACCGGCAGCAGGGGGCGAAATCGTCACGGTCGCGCCGGTTGCCGGGCTGGCGTACTGCGTTGAATCCGCGGTGCTCGTCAGTTGCCCCTGAAGGAACGTCACCAGCGTAGACAGCGCAGCCCGCGCGTCATCGCCAAGCGAAGCGCTTCCGATGGCGATCTGGTCCGCAGGAGATAGCGTCGTGACTGCGATGAACTGATTGATTGCGCCGGCCATGTCATCCCCTAACGATCAGATTGCCATTTGGCCCAACAACCCACGGGCCTTCTGTGGCGCCAGGGAAATAGGGGTTTTGTGGGTAGCCAAAGCGCCACGGCGTATTGCCAGCGCCAAGCGGCAGCGAGTCGGGCAGTTGCTGCCGGCCGGGCATTGCAGCGGCCACGCAAAGCGATTTGTACGCGTTGTTGGCCTCGCCGATGGTGGCGGGCGACAGTTGCTTGCCCTTGCCTGCCGCGATGGCGACCGCGAGGTTCAGGATCACGGCGAGAACCGCATTCAGCGGGATGCCGCTCGCCACGTTCAGGTCGGTAGGCGGGGACAGGCTGATGTTGTAGCCCAGCTCGATGCCGTCATCAGCCCAGCGAGCCATCATCATGTCCATGCGCCCGCAGGCCCACAGCAGTTCCTCCGGGTCGAGATCCCAGACCCAGCCGGCGATTGCCAACTCGGCGTATGCGCCGCGGACTAGATCGCCCTTGGTGTACACAGTCAGGCCTTAGCCAGCCACTCGGCCAGCTTCTCGGCGCGCTTCGCAGCACCCCAGCGGGCATCATCCTTGAACCCCGCGGCGACGGCTTCAGCCAGTCCGGCGAGTTCGGCAGGCTCTGCCGCTTTGGGCTCCGCGGCGGCCTGTTCTGCCTCTTCAAGCGCGCGTTCTTGCATCGCTTCCACCGCGTCCGCAATCGAACGGCGCCAGCCGTCACGCTTGAGAGCGATGTATTCCTCGTGAGTCACGAGGCGCGAATCCCAGGTCACCGACGAATCGATGCCGTCTTTGACGGACCCCGGGCAGCGGTAGACGTAGGCTCGATCCATTCGTTTGCTCCTTGCTCAACGCACCAGTCGATGCGCTGGGAAAGAAGCCGGGCAAGCAGCGAAGCTGCCCGGCAAAGTGGCCCGAAGGCCACGCGGAGGAGATGCCTGGTTGAACAGTTGGATGCCGCACATTTCCGGGTTCAAGACGCCAACACCGAATGGGCAATCGAAGCGGTACTTGACGTTCAGGTTGTCAATCGACCCCTGCTTCGTCATGATGACTTCCATGCCGCTGTCGGTGCTGCCACGCATAACTTCCATGCCAACACCAGTCGGGACGGCGTAGGTGCTCGGCAGAAGCTCGATGCAGTCCTGCTTCCAGAACGGGTTCGCCGAAGCCGCCGTGGTGTTCAAGAACGTCAGCGCGGCGCCGTTGGCAGGAGTCGCGGTGCAGTTCTTGTACTGAATTTCGGCTTGGGTCGGGCTGGAGTCGGCCGAAATAATCGGGGGCGAGAACTGAATCACGCCGGAGCCGCCCGCACCGGAGACGATGCCGGTGATTCGGAAGGTCTTCGGCTGGCCGGTGTCCTGCTTGGTGATCATGTGGACACTGTTGACGCCCGCGATGGTGAAAGCGTCTCCGACTTTCACCGTGCCCGAAGTCACCGCAATGGTGATCGTCATGAAGCGGTTGTCAACGTTCGCCGTTTCGCCAGTTAACGCCGTGCTCGTCGCACGAGGCACATATCGACGATTTGCCGCCGTGGCATCGTTGATGGTCACACCGACACCCAGCGCGGAGGTCAACCGGAAGCCGTAGTTCAGCTTCAGCACCTCGAACCCGGCAACATCGCCGTTCACCATCGCACGCTCGTAAGCGTTCGTCGGCTTCTGGTTGATGGTCTGCCGGCCTGCAAGGTTTGACGCCATGCCGTTGTAGTCGCGCGATTGGTAGGCGACGCGTCGATTCTCCATGTCCACGCCCAGCTCGTTCATGATCGAGTCGAGCTGTGCCACGTCATCAAAGCCAGTCGCGGCCACGGTGCGCCGGCTCACAAGCGTGCCGAAGATCGCAACCGCGTTCAGCACGGCCAAGTTGACATCGGAGCCGAGACGTTGGCGCGCCGCGTCCGAAAGCCGGCCCTGTTGCAGCATGTCGCGGAGTTCAACCGCGTTCAGACTGAACGGAACGGACTTTTTGAAGCCTGCGGCGTTGACGGGGACCGAAAGCTGCGTTTTGGTGTTGAAGTTCGCCGACTGGTCGATGCCATCGTAGGAAGGCAAGACATAGGGCATCGGCCGCCAGATGGTGTCATTGGTTCGCTCCATCGTGGTCTGATCAAAGCGCGTCACCGTGACGGCTTTTGCCAAAACCTCGTTGTCGCTGAAGCCCTCAAGCACCTTCTCGAAGAAGACGACTTCTTCTTTGTTTGCTGAAATCGGCATCATCGTTCCTTTACGCGGCCGCCT